CCTCTTTGGCAAGATTGATTATATGATGACTAGGCTTCCTAAGTTTATTCTGCCAGAGGGATATAATCCAGACAAACATTTTAATTATATGTCACTGGTTAATATAGAGAATGGCAATGTTTTCTCTGGAGAGTCAAGTAATATTAACTTCTCTAGAGGTGGTAGACACAAAGCAATACTACTAGATGAGTTTGCCTTCTGGGATAATGCAGAAGGAGTTTGGGGTTCAACTGCTGATACTACAAACTGCCGGATAGTGTTAACCACTCCTGGTATTAAACCATCTAAAGCTAAGAAACTAAGGTTTGGTAAGGATGGAGAGAACATTAAGGTGATTACTCTTCCTTATCACTTGGATCCAAGAAAAACTAAGAAATGGTTGGAGCAACAGCGAAAGAGAAGATCGGTAGAAGACTTTAATAGAGAGATCATGGTTAACTGGGAATTATCTATCACTGGTAGAGTTTATCCTGAGATTGAGAGTGCAGCTTATGGAGATTTCCCATTTTTGGTTAACCAACCTCTTTTTTGTTCTTGGGACTTTGGACTTGATGGAGTTGGAATTATTTATTGGCAACAAAATAAAGCCAATGGTAAATGGCGAATAATTGATAGTTATTACAATGAAGATAAACCAATTCAATATTACTTACCTTTATTCGGACAACCTATTGATTCTAAGTTTACCTATACTGATGATGATATTAAAGCTATTAACCAGCTAAGCCAGTACCCACCAGCTATTCACTTTGGAGATCCAGATGTTAAAAAGAGATCACTTTTAACTGGCACTTCCACTAGACAGGAATTAGCTAAGTCTAAAATTTATGTGCAATGTGTTACAAAGAATGACTTTTATATTAGAAGAGAAAAGACAAAGGTGTTACTACAAAACGGTATTGAGATTAATGCTAATCCTCGTACTGAGTTTTTATATGAGTGTCTTAAGATGGCTCGCTATCCAGAGAGAGCAGAAGATAGTCAGGCAACCACTCCGATCGCTCTACCAATCCATGACTTTACTTCTCACTACAGAACTAGTGTAGAATATTTTTGTGTCAATATAGACGCTTACGCAATGGAAGAACAAGAAGTTCCAGCTTGGGCTAATAAAGCTAGAAGTTGGCTAACTAGTAAAAATAGTATTTTAAAAAGGAGGTCGCTATGATGAGTCCTATCATCAAAGATGCTATCAGAGATAGCAACAAAATGCTTGAAGCTCAAAGAATTGAAATAGATTCTCTAAAAGAGCATGTCTTAGAAATTAAAAAGTTACTGCGAGAGATTAAATCATCTGTTACTAGAAAGTACAAAAAGTGAGGGCAGACTTATCAATTATAGTAACTAACTACAATAAGAGTAAGAAAGAACTTAAAGAGTGTTTTGATTCTATTAAGGAGCAAACCATTGACCCAAGAGAAATTATTTTAGTTGATGACTGTAGTGATAAACCTCAAGCCCATAGTTTTGCTACCTCAATCTTATTACCTAAAAATGTAGGTGTGGCTATGGCTCGCGACATTGGAGTAAAGATGTCTACTGGTAGGCTTCTTTTGTTTGTGGATGCTGATGACAAACTATCTCCAGACTTTATTGAGCAGTGTGGGATGGGGATTGCTAAAGCTGATATTGTCTACCCAAGCCTACTTTTATTTGGTGAGATTGAGAAAAACAAATTAGTTAATTCGCCAAAAAGAATTACCCCAGATTATATTATTGGTAAAAAGTGTGCTCTACCAGTTACCTCAATGATGCACCGCTTTGTCTATGAAGAATTAAATGGTTTTAAAGATCTTCCTATCTTTGAAGACTGGGATTTTTGGATTAGAGCTGTAGCGGCTGGTTTTAAGTTTAGGAGAGCTAATACACTGCTTTATTATCGCCAGAATGAAACTTCAAGAAATACAGCTAGTATTGAATATAAACGAAAAATACATAAGAAAATGACTGCCCCATACATAGTAAAGGATGGCAGACTTATAGAAAGGAAAAATGGGTAAAAAGAGGTATAAGATTGCCAAAGGACCCGGTCCCATCCTCCCTATTTCAGTTAACTTTTCATCTCTTGAAAGAGAGCTTGAAGAAGATAGTATTCCTTTTGACCCCAGTGATAATGGTTTTGAAGAAAAAAGACTAGAAAATAATCTAGCTTTTGAGGAAATGATTGTCCAATTACTTTGTAATTTAGAGTTAAGAGAAAAGTTAATTTTTATTTTTCAATTACTTCGAGATAATGGTTATCAAATAGATCATGGTTCTTTTGCTAAAACCATTTCACTTAGTAGAAGACAATATATGAGAATCTTAAAAGATGTCAGGTTGAAATCTTCTTTATTTATTAAAGGTTATAAAACTATTAAAAATAGTCACAAAGACGATTAAAAGTCTTTAATATAGGTTATATATGGCATCAAAAAAAGATCTCAAAGTTTCTGATATTATAAGGAAACGCTATCAAAAAGCTAAAGAAATTTCTCAAGACATTTTTGATAAGGTAGAAGTTAACCGTAATCTCTATAAAGGTGTCTTAAACGCAGATGACAACTATGAGTGGGACTATGCTCTAGTAGATCCTTATGTTTTTCCTTTGGTGAGAAATTACTTATCTAGGTCTAATCCAGATATGTCTGCTATTAGACTTGATATAAGAAAACAAGAAGATTATGAGATTCGCCAGATTAACCAAGACTTTTTAAATTGGGAGATTAGTGAGTTAATGACCACTTCTCTTTTTTATCGCATGTATTTTTCTGCATACTTAGCTGGTAGGGGTTATTGTAAAACTGGTTGGAAGTATGAAAAAGCCATTGAGATTGAAGAAAAAGATGAAAATGGCAATCCTACTAGAGTTAAGGTTCTGCGAGATATAACTAATCGAGCAGATGCTAAATTTGTTCGCTTTAATGATATTTTAGTTCCTAATAGAAACAACCCAAATCTTCATGAACAACCTTATGTGATTGAGCTTATTCAACAGCGTGTTGGAGATATGCTTGATGAGAATGAATCTCTTGAGCAAAGAGGAGAGAAACCTTATTGGGACAAGAAGTTTTTAGACAAACTTAAAAAAGCCGGTGTCACTTCTAAGTTACTAGATTATCAGATTGATATGGTGCTTGATGGAGATACTAAGGATGAATTAGCCTTTAAATCAGCTTATGTGCCAATGATGTGTATGCACACTCAAGAAGGAGATGTCTTTTATCTACCTTTTGAAGAGGGTGAGGACATTATTAACACTGACACTAGCAATCGCTACTGGCACGGTCACTATCCTTATGTAGACTTTACTCCATTCCCAGAGGATGATGAATATGCATCACTAGCTTTGGTTGATGTTGTTGCTGATCTACAAATTGCTGCTACTGAGATATTAAATCAGACTTTAACTAATGTTAGACAAATTAACAATGATATGTGGGTGGCAGGAACCAGTGCTTCTCAGACTCCCGACTGGCAGTTTAAAAAACGACCAGATGGAGTGATTAGAGTAATGGGAGATGCTTCACAAGTTCAGCAAATTAGAACTCAAGATAACACCAGACCAGCATTGCTAGTTTCTCAAGAAATAGGTAATAAGATTGAGAGAGCTGGTGGTATTGCTTCACTTTATAGCTCAGGAAGTGCTAATCAGTCGATTAATCAGACTGCAAGAGGTGCTCAAATTATTGATAAAAATATCGACACGAACATGAAGATGATTATTGATCTGTTCGGCGAACAGGTCTTAAAGCGACTTGGTGAGCACTTCCTAGAGCTCAATGCTCAATATGTAGTTGAAGAACAGACTTTTGCTATTACTGGAAAAAGAAATGTTTCTGAATTAATTAAAGTCAGTCCAGATCAAATTAGTGCTAACTTTATAGTGTCGGTTAATAGCGAAAAGATTCAAAAACAAACTCCGGCTTCTCGCCAAGCCTCACTGCAAAACTTAATCACAATACTTGGTCAACAATCTCAAATGAATGGAGTAATTACTGATGTAACACCTATTGTTGAGGCTTTAATTGACTCTTATCCGGAAATGGATAATGTAGATGATGTGGTGGTGTCAGTTGATGAAAAATCTAGAAGAGATGTAGCCATGCTTGAGCGAGGTCAAATGCCTGATATTAAAATCAGAGATCCTCACCTAGATTTAGTGATTGCTGCCAACATGCACTTTGAAGATTATCAACAAGGCTATCAAGAAGAGATTAAAGACTTATTTGAGAAATATGTGCTCAAACATTTAAAGTATTTACAGACAGAGCAAGAAGCAAAATCTATGGCAAATCCTCCAGCTCCTCCAGCTCCTCCAATGGGCGGTGGTGGGCCAGCAGGATTTAATCCAGAGAATGCTGAACAACAGGGATTACCACAAGGAGAGCAAACTTATAACTTAGGAAGCATTATTTAGGGCTGAATATGGCAGAAAGCTCAGCTACAAAATTTGCACTAATCAAAAAAGATATTGTTGAAATATATAAAGATATTGCTAACTTTGTAAACAAAAACGATTTTATATCAGAAATTAAGAGAATAGATGCTCGCATCAATCCA